AGGGCCCCTTAGCTGGGACCCTCCCGGTGTCAATCGGACCCCACTCACGACAAAAACCAACGCCCGGATGCAGTGCATACGGGCGTCCGTCGTGTCCATTCACGAGAAAGGATCAAAATGCCATCTGGCTATGATACCAGGTCTCAATATACTGACCGTTATGTAGGTCAGCGTTGGGACCCTTCAGGGCTGTTAGTCAAGTCCTGTCATGGTCAGAAGAAAAAGAGCACAGTTACTTCATTTAGAAGTGCTGTCCAAGGTACTCCCCTTAATCCAAAGTCAGTTGACCTTTATCACGGCTTTTTGAAGCGTGATGCGGGTTTGGCTGATTATTTGAATCCGGGGCCTCGTCTCCTTGCGGAGCTAGAAGCGTCTGGTTTGGCCACCGATGGTGACTATCAAAACCAGGCCGGTTTTCAAGATACGGGACATCCCTTTACTCTTGAACGCCGTGCTTACGAGTACAGTGCCTTAGGGCCAACGTGGTTTCGTAATCCTGCTCAACTTCCTTCCGATCCTCAATGCAAAGCTAAAGGCTTTTACGTCTCTAAGCTTACATTTGAGTCGGCGGCAGTTTCGCGACTACTCTGGCCTCTTGCTTCTGGCCCGAGTAGTGGTACCCGACGGTGGTGGGGAGACGAAGGTCTCCACAAAATCCCATCGCCCGACTATTCCAAAATGGAATCGGACGGTACCAAACTACTTACATTGGCGGCTCCAGGTCGGCCTAAAGTGGATCTGGTAGCAACGACCGGCGAGTTATTCGCAGGTCTACCCGGAATTCCCGGGGCAGCCCTCCTTAGAGGAGGTTTACTGCCCGCAGTGGGCTCTGAGTACTTGAACATTGTGTTCGGGTTGATACCTACCCACAGCGACGCGGTGGACATCGCTAAAACGATGAAAACCTTAAGCATTAGGCTTCTTCAATTGAAGCGTGATGCCGGTCGCCCTGTTAGGAGAAATCTTGGTCTTCCTATTCAACAGCGGTCTGAAATCTTCCAGCCAACCACAGACATACGTCTTGGTAGCACGAATATTTCTGTCGACTGCCTCGAAAACTCCAACTTCGGTTACAATAAAGTTACCGATTACGGAGTGGGTGTTGGAACCGCTGGTTCCGTACGCACCCAGGAAGCCATTCCGACCTTCTACATGCGAGAAACGAGAAAGATCTGGTTTTCTGGATCTTTCACATACCAGATTCCCACTATCCCTGGTTTGTCCGGGAAGTTGGAGAATTGGTTGTCTGAGTATGACCGTCTTCTTGGTCTCTCAGTAAATTCCTCGAATGCTTGGCAAATTGCACCATGGTCCTGGTTGATCGATTGGTTCTTGGATATTCGTCAGAATCTTGACGCAATATCTGTGGCCCATGACGACAACCTGGTGGTTAACTACGGCTATTGCATGGAACAAATTGAACGTTCCGAAATCGCAAAAGTCCAGTTCACGGGGGGGACCGGCATCGCCGGGAATCCCTTCGTGCACACGCAGTCCTCCCTTTTGAGTAAGAGGAGGATTCGTGCGAACCCCTATGGATTCGTGAAGGAAGCAGACAGTAGTCAATGGAGCGCCTACCGTCTTGCAGTACTCGGAGCTCTAGGTATTTCTCGCCTATAGCCCGAGCTAATCAGCTCCTGTTCTGCGACATCTGTCGCATCCCAAGGAAGAGGACCAAAGTGGCACTTGCAGATCCCCAGACAATGACGGTTGGCACCGCCCAGACGCTGCCACGTACGAACACCGGAACTACTTCGGCTGAGTACGTGAACGCTGATGGCAGTGTGTCCCTCCTGGTAAGTCACCAGGTAGCAAAGGGACGCCGTCGCTCCCTCGTTAAGGGCACTCGAAAGAAGGTGTCGACTGATGTCCTGACCGACGTAAAGTCGGAAATTGGCGCAGTCATCAACATCTCGATCGATCGCCCTACCGTGGGCTTCACTGAGGCCGAGCTCATTGAGCTCGTTACGGGTGAGCTGACTTGGCTTACGGCTTCAACCAACGCGAACCTGAAGAAGGTTCTTGGTCTTGAGTCGTAACCTTTTCTACGCTCTCCCCCTCATCTTCTTGTGCTGCCCTGCGCGGAACTCCCGTATTTTCCGGAAGTTCACACGAGCGCGTAAGGCAAGCAACAGCAAGAAGAAGTGAAGATGGGGCGGGGTCCTTACGGGCCCCGCCTCATAGCTTGGGGAACTCTGATGCAGTAATCCAATTGTGTCAGAGCGCTTACTTTGGTTTTGGATGTCTTCCCCCGTTATGAATGGAGGTAACATGAAAAGCCTAGTAACACTCTTCCAGCAAGTCCTCACTGACTGTGGGGGCTTTTGTTCGACTGACACCATCTACGATAATAAAACCGTCGTAGATCGGTTTGAGGATGAGGGGTTCGAGTTTTTTACTCGGACTCTACCCAAACTTGGATCAGGGCTCGAAAGGGCCTTAGACCTCGGTTTGGCTACTCCTAACCTGTTCCCGAATTTTCGGTGCAGGAAGAACCTACCTGTGTTTTTAGGCGGGTTCTTTGAGCTCATCTTTGACCGCGCAACTGGTGTTCTGCTGAACGAACCGTCTATCGAGGCGATCCGCTCTTTGCGTCAGTTAACGCTGATGTTCAAGAAGGTCGAACTTGATTGTGGTGAGGAGCGTACAAAAGCTGCTTATCACCAGTTTGTTCAGTCTGATTTGGAAGTCAAGGAATGGGAGGATAGCGCTTCCGAGGAACTCCTCATGGAGTTCCGAAGGGTGGCCAACGTCCTCTTTTCCGAAGTCCTCTCAAATGTCAACCGAAAGGTTGCTACATTTGATTTGGCCCCGGCTCATGGCCCTGGTGCCACTGCGGATAGATTAGTCGCTAACGCGAAATTTAATCATCCTACGTGGACCGATAGGCTAGAGCATGTAGCGCCTTATTGGCGCTATGCTGATTTCTACGGTTATTCAACGCAGAAGTACAGCATGGTTGACTTCCGGAGCCCGGAACAAGAGTTACCTGTGAGGGTAATCGATGTTCCTAAGACGGTAGAGACACCCCGAATCATCGCAGTTGAACCCACATGCATGCAGTTTATGCAGCAAGGAGTCGCTCGCGAGATTCGAGATCAGGTAGACGATTGTTTCCTCGTCGACCTCCTCGGAACAGGGAGTCAGGAGCCTAACCAGCTCTTGGCCCTCGTCGGTTCCCGCGAGGGAACCGAAGCAACGCTCGATCTGAGCGAAGCTTCTGATCGTGTCTCTAATTTGCTCGTACGAGAATTGTTCGGCGCTTATCCAGATCTTAGCGATCTGGTACAGGCGTCTCGCAGTCTCAGGGCAGACGTACCGGGGTATGGCATTCATGCTTTATCCCGATTCGCGTCGATGGGTTCTGCGCTTTGTTTCCCCGTGGAGACGATGGTCTTCTTGACCGTAGTCTTCCTAGGGATCCAGGACGCGGAGAACATCCGGTTTACTAGGGTATCCCAATTTAAGGAATACCTTGGGCGGGTGCGTGTCTATGGGGATGACATAATTGTCCCTGTAGATGTCGTGCCTTCCGTGGTTATGTCGCTAGAGGCTTTCGGCCTCAAGGTGAACAACCATAAGTCTTTCTGGACGGGTAAGTTCAGAGAGTCTTGCGGGAAGGAGTATTACGACGGTGAAGACGTGACTTTGTGTCGCGTCCGTCGGGTGCTCCCTTCCAGCCGGAAGGACGTAAATGAGGTGATTTCCGCGGTGGAATTCCGAAACCATGCTTATAAGCGTGGTCTTTGGAATACAGCTCGGTGGATGGATGAGTTCCTTTCTGGAATCATTCCTATGCCGGCTGTCACGGAAACTTCTACAGTGCTTGGACGCTTCTCCTTTCTGGGTTTCGACTCAGACAAGTTGTGTCCCAAGCTGCAGCGCCCTATGGTTAAGGGTGCTGTCGTCAAGTACCGGAAGAGGTCTTCCCCGATCTCTGACGAAGCTGCGCTGATGAAGTGTCTCGGATATCGGAAACAGGTCGAGTTGATCGACTATGCGCCGGTATACCAAGATCATGATCATCTCCGCTTTGCGGGACGTCCTGATGCGTCAAACATCTACATCAGGTTGGGCTATCCTGTTTAACGGATAGCGTTGGCAAAGCCAAC